CGGGATCGCAAGTGGTGTTGAAAATCATAGTGGGACTAGTTGTGTTCTTACCAGCATACGGATTATTGCTGAACAGACTACAGAAGACCTACAAACTCAAATAATCTCTAGGGGGAGTTTTTGCTCCCCCATTGACAACTCATCTAAATATCCTATATAATATCTAATAGGAAGGTACAAAATTTATGTCAAACAAAGCAGGAAAAATCTGGGGAGAAACAGAACTTATATTAGCAAACAACTCACTGGAGTTCCACAGGATCGATTACAAGAAAGGCGGAGTGTGTTCCAAACACTTACACGAATGGAAGTGGAATGGTTTCTATGTCATGAGCGGACAGATGAAGATCCGGGTATGGCAGAAAGACTACGACCTCGTGGATGAAACTATTTTAAACCCAGGGGACTTTACAGCGGTCAAACCAGGACTATACCACTCATTCGAGGGTCTGGAAGACGGAGTTGCGTTTGAACTGTACTGGGCCAATTTCTCGGTGCATGACATCCAGAGAGAATCGGTTGGACACTTAAAAGACACCGACGGCAAGGTCGTTAGGTTGGACAAGAACAAGAAGAAATAGTGACTGGTAATATTTCTCCTGACAATAAATGGAAAATAATTATAGAAGACAACAAGGTCGTCTGGATTGAGTTGACTGAAGACAAAGAACAGTATAAAATAGAAGAACTAGTTGAAGCAACAAAAAGGATATTACCGGAGATATGGTAGACGAAAAGAAATATTACTATTCAGAGATATTCCATAGCATACAAGGCGAGGGACACTACACAGGCGTTCCAACCGCTTGGATAAGATTCTTCCTTTGCAACTTGCAGTGTAGCGGGTTTGGACAGAAAGATCCAACAGATCCAAGCACATATGAATTACCTTTTGAAGACTTTGATGTTGATAGTGTAAAAAAAGTTGAAGACTTACCCGTGTGGGAAAAAGGCTGTGACAGTTCTTATACATGGGCAAAGAAGTTCAAGAAACTGATGGGATATGAAACCCCAACAGTGTTAGCAAGTAAGATCGTGGATATATTGAAAACAGACACAAACCAAAATGGATTGTTCCTACATCCAAACTCTAGACAACATCAACACTTGTGTTTCACAGGTGGAGAACCTCTAATGATCACAGGACAGGCCGCGAGTATGGGCATATACAGATCATTAGAAAAGAGAGCAAACTTACCTAGTTCGATGACGTTTGAAACAAACGGCACGCAGAAACTTACAGAACCATTCAAACAATGGGTAAAGGATATACCAGAAGAAATATTCTTCAGTGTTAGTCCAAAACTGTTCACAGTGTCAGGTGAGAAGACGGCAAAAGCAATCAAGCCTGAGAACGTGAAAGAATACGCAGATTGTAGCGACAGAGGACAACTTAAATTTGTTGTGGGTGCAAGTAGAAGAGAGTGGGAAGAACTTGAAAACACAGTGAGAAAATTCAGAGAAGCAGGCGTAGATTGGCCAGTATGGATAATGCCCACTGGTGCAAGGGAAGAAGAACAGACTGCTACTGCTGGTAAAGTGGCAGAAGAGGCATTCAAGAGAGGTTACAATGTGGCGGCCAGAGTCCATGTGTATCTGTTTGGTAATGCAATTGGCACATAGTAGTAGACTAAAAGGTAAAAATAAGGTATAATAATATTATGAAGGTAAAGAAAACAGCAAAGACAACTATCAAGAAAAAGAATCTTAAAGACAAAAAAGGCAAGAAGAAAAGTGAAGAGCCAATTGTAAAAGTTCTTAATCTAAATGTGAACCCTGAGAATCCAAGGAATGGTTTCTTTGAACTAGACTGGAACCCGGAATTCGTGAACATGTTGAAACAATCTGGGTACGAAGGTGCAAGTGAAGAAGAGATCGTCGACAGATGGTTCCAAACACTGTGTAAGACTATCGGTAATGAACAAGGCATAGACGTCACCGGATCTGGATACGTACAGATCAACAGAAGAGATGACGGCAAAACAGAAGTCTCCTAAATCTCTTAACTAGCACAACACTTCAAAATGATTAGTTGGCGAGAAAAACAAAAAGCATTTATACCAGGCGAAGTTGAGTTATTGCAAGACCAAAGAATTTTAGACTTCTTCGGCAAAGTTCCTGTGTACAGTATGGGTGATGTCAACTACTTCCAGGATAAATTAAATTTAGTGCAGAAACCTGGAAAACAAGCACTGGCTATAATAAACAAAGAGACCAGCGACAAAGAATTGGCACAACTACTTCACCCAATAAAGAAAATAGACAGGGTCTGTGTTTCTATAAACAAGTTTCTAATTTACACAAATTCAAACAACGAGCAAGTCGACGATGATTATGATATGGCTTTGTTACATTTCATTGAAAACATCTTCGAAGACAAACGAATAGATCATTATTTCGTAAAAGAGTTAAAAGGACATCACTTTAACTTTGCTAGTCCAACAACACAATTTTTTATAGAATGAAAATCATTGAATCTTATAACGACTTCGAGTTAACTGTAGAATCTAAAAAAGTTATATACGAACAAATACACAGGCAGGAATATCTAGAGGCGATCAAATCGCACGTCCCAAAAGGCAAAAGTGTTTGGATAGATAGCAATGGCGACGGTAAACAAGAAAATATTATTGCTTTTGAACATAGGAAATGGCAAGGAATATTTGATCCTCGTGTGCCAATAAAATATTTTAATCAATTTAAATCTAAGACCATGGTCCAGGCCATCAACAAGTACATAAAGCCAACTTCAGTGGTAGTTTATGAATCAGAAGAGTTTAGATATGTCACACCCGAAACACTGTGTGATAATCTCAAGTTTTTACATGAATCATATGACACAATGATATTAGTCTACGTTAACCTAAGGCTCGTCGACTATAATAAGTTGAAATACACGAAGGAAAACATTATAGATCAAATCACAATAAATTTTGGGCGGAAAATTACAGTGCATGGAATAAATCAGTTTAAATATCTTTTTAAGATTAATAGATGACTGTACACATAGGATTTCAGGCCGGTACTCATGGAAATTTCCTAAGATATTTCTTGGATAGATTCAGCACACTGACTCCAAAAATATCAGCGATGCCGTTCACTGCCCTAGGCACATCTCATAGCGAACAAATAAAATACTCAAGTAAGTTTGAAAGAGGACACATGTATGAGCGGGGTTGGCCCGATAAAAACGATCCTCACATTATTATTACAATAAATCCTAATGACGTACTTTGGTTGCAGAGAATGAACTACATCAGACCTGCTGACCGTGATCTTAATATGGACACAGCAAACATAATCATAAACAACTTCCCCGAGGACAAAGACGCAATTGAAAAACTGTATGGGGTTAAAATAGTTGACAGCATACCACGTTTTATTTTGCGTGATTTTTGCAAGTTAGGATTCAGCGATATACAGAACCATGGACTAATAAGAATTGATCGTTTTTACAGAGCACGATCCCTTCCTAGGGTGTATTACTTTCCTGTGAGTGCTTTTTGGGAAAAGGAGTCTTTTTTCAAACATGTTGAATCTGCCAACCAAAAGTTTGATCTGCAGATACTTGTAGATCAAGATGCTTACAATGTCTATGATCAGTTCCAAAATAGAATACAAAAGTTCACTACACGTGACAGATGCGGGAAAATAATAAAAGCATTGAATAATCAAGAAAATATTCCAATCACTGACATCGATTTAATAGAAGAAGCGTATATTAATTCATGGATTGAAACCACTCATAAGAATATACTAACGCCATTTACAAATGATTACTTTAAAACCACAAAAGAAATACTAGATTACATACGTTGGTATCCACATTTCTATCACGGAATGAATCCAACATTACCGCACACGTCTGGTTGATCATATTCATGTTCTATGTTATAATTAGGTAATGGCACATATATTAGTAGACACAGCAAATACGTTCTTTAGGGCACGACACGTGATCAGAGGGGATACCTCCGAGAAGGTGGGCATGGCCATACACATCATGATGAACAGTATCAAGAAAGCATGGCAGGACTTTGGAGGAACTCATGTTGTATTCTGTCTTGAGGGCAGATCATTCAGGAAAGATATGTATGCACCATACAAAAGAAATCGTAAGGAAATGGCAGATGCCATGACCGAGAAAGAAAAAGAAGAGAATGAAGTGTTCTGGGAAGTGTATGATGACTTTGTTGATTTTGTTAAAACAAAAACAAATGCCACAGTTCTAAGGAACGGCAGAACAGAAGCAGATGATCTAATAGCACGTTGGATTGACAAACACCCCGACCAGGAACATGTGATCATAAGCACGGACAAGGATTTGAATCAATTGATCACACCACGTGTGAAACAATACAACGGTGTCAACGAGACCACACTCACACACGAGGGTTGGTTTGACGCAAAGACAGGCAAGCCTGTTATAGACAAGAAATTAAAAGCACCCAAGCCTGCACCAGACACAGAGTGGATCGTGTTTGAGAAGGCCATGCGGGGTGATCCCAGTGACAACATCTTTAGTGCATACCCGGGTGTACGTACAAAGGGCACAAAGAACAAGATAGGACTACAAGAAGCATACGCGGATCGTAATGAGAAAGGCTACACTTGGAACAATCTTATGTTGAGCAAGTGGGTAGACCATGACGGCAACGAACACAGAGTGCTAGAAGACTACGAAAGGAACAGAGCATTAGTAGACCTACATGCACAGCCAGAAGCGATCGTGGAAGAACTTGATCAAACCATTGCACAGGCCAAGGCAGAGAACAAGAGCGTAGACCAAGTTGGAATCAGATTCATGAGGTTCTGTGGCAAGTACGATTTAAATAGGATTAGTGAGCAGGCACAACTGTATGTTGAGCCTTTTAATGCGAGGTTAGTATCATGACAGTAAGAGCAAAGACCTTAGTCAAGGACAAATTTTGGATAGTCGAGCAAAACGGCCAGAAGTTAGGTACCCTTCAGAAGCAAGAAGACAACGGTTGGATATTCCTCAGCAAACAAAAGAATAGAGAAGTATTCCACACACAGGAGAGCCTGTTCACAAAGTTTGGATTTGGCATATTTGATCAATCAAATTTCAAGAAGCCCGAAGAGGAAATACAAACAGACAACTTCGATGTGCATGGTTATCCGTGTAGTCAACATCCATACAATCCCATGTTTGATGTGCAGAAACAATTACCCGTTTACACAAAGACACCAAAATCAAAAAGCCAATTCTGTGCAGGTTACTACATAATCTGTTTTGAAAAGGGATGGAGGAAAGCATACTGTCCTAAAATGATTACCCTTTCGAGATACAAATACAAAGGTCCAATCAAGACCAAACTAGAAATGCAACAGGTATTAAATGACGCAGTCAAACAATTCCAAGATACAAACTAGACCCATAGAGGATCTCATAGGCAGAATAAGAACACTGCGTCAAAAAGGTGAGAGGCAGATCGTTATCCCTGCCAAAGAGGCAGACCAACTAGCGGACAGCCTTACGCAGGTAATGACCAGGATGGTCACCATACAGGAAGAGATCATTGAGGCATTAAAGACTGCCAAGGAGGCTCAGACCATCAACATCGAGATGGATGGTGGCGGATTTGGTGAAAAAAAATAAATTCAAGATAATTTTCATAGACAAAAACAATCAACTGCTTGATGTGGACTACACACTTAACGATACAGTGTTAGCGGAAAAATGGTTTCATAAGATCAAGCATCTACACAGAATCCCTATCGATCCTGTTGAATCTGCTCAAATGGATTTTTCAAACCTTACAGATATATGTAAAAATTTTTTCGCATTTGCAGATCTAGATACCCCTATAATCAATTTCAAAGAGATCACACAGAAAGAGTTGAATGCCCTACACAAAATGTACGAGGACAATCATGACAGATTGGCACCACTTAAAGATAATGCAATATTGTACAAATTCCATAATGCCATACACCACATTGAACAAAAGACAGCACCAAGAGAGAGAATAAAAGTAGGATGGGGTGTTAAAGAAGGTCCCCTTGCAGAAAATTTTCATTGCAATGAATACTTTGAATCCACAATTAAGAAAAATTTCATCTACGCAACAGAATCAGAACTAGGTAAAACCCCATATCAATACTGGGAGAACGGAGAACCTGCTGATCAAACAAGATTCAATCAATTATGTAAACCACACCTGACACTCAGAGCAAAATTCCACATATCATTAGTAGATGTAGATCCTGTTGCATTTAAAAAAGAATTTGTAGATTGGTTCTCGAAATACTCGGAAGATTGGATAGCAAAATATAGACTCGAAAGTTGGCGTCCGATAGACGAGCAAAGTGCACCATTATTGGCATACACCGATTACACAGATAATCTAGACTCATACGACTTTAAAAGGATTATTTTAACATAAAGAATTTATCCACAAATCTTTCCAATACTCACACACGATATTATTTTTGGTAAATACGGTAGTAAAGAGTTAACCTATGAGCAGACCAAAACCCACAGTGCTGTTGCAACACAGCAATAAAGCCACCTTCAAAATGGACGAGGTCTTAGCGGCTGAGGGCATATGGGCAGTGTTCTATGATGGTCAACCAATCAACTTAAAGAGTTCAAGTCTGGTTGCCAACTATCCAGGACCAAAATACAAGAAAGTGTCATTCTCAAATCCAGGACACGCAGAGAACTTGGCCAAGAAATTGAACACACAGCACAACACAGACAAATTTGGTGTGTACCTTTTAAAATCCGGCGACAAATTTACTAGATAATTAACTACACAATGGATCGCAAAACAGCCTATACCCGGACCTTCCTCGAACTCTTGGAACAACCCACACACGACGAAAGCATAAAGACCAATTACTACACTTGGTGGCAGAATGTAAGGGAAAGTTACCAGGCCCGATCATTGAGATTGACCAAACCCGGTATGGAGATGATCGAAAAATTGGATATCAAGACCTATGACATTAAATTCCCTGCAAAAGTCATATTCACGCCACAAACATACCTGTGGTTGGACGAGTTTGTTGACTGCCCATACTACGTTGACAAGAAGAAGATCATCGTGACCATGGAGAAAATGGCCCTACAACTGATGCTTTTCGCTGGAGATATCACAAAATACGGACTTGCCCGTGCAATGAGCAAGATGGACGAACAAAAAGATCAATAAAACCGCGACTTTTTAGCCACATTTACCAGGTTGACGCATAACACATTCCTGCTATAATCGTATTATAAACATTTTAAACAGGAGTGTACAAAATGGCAAGAGCTAACAAAAACAAAGAGGCGGCAATAGGCAGTCAAAACAGAACAGTTTCACCCAACGAGGCGAAATCAGCATTAACACATTGTATCAAATTACAGAGACCCATAATGATGTGGGGTGCACCAGGTATTGGTAAGTCAGACATCGTTAAACAGATCGCAGACTCTGAGGGCAGAGAAGTGATCGACATCAGACTTCCACTATGGGAGCCAACAGACATCAAGGGTATTCCTTATTACAACGCAAAAGAGAACAACATGGTATGGGCAAGTCCGGCAGAACTGCCAACTGATCCTAAATCAAATGCTATTGTGTTCTTGGACGAGTTGAACTCGGCGGCTCCGGCAGTACAGGCGGCGGCATATCAATTAATTCTAAACAGAAGAGTAGGACAGTATCACCTACCAGAAGGCGTTTCGATCGTGGCGGCAGGTAACAGAGACAGTGACAAGGGTGTCACTTACAGAATGCCGGCTCCATTGGCAAACAGATTTGTCCACGTAGAACTAAGAGTGGACTTCGAGGACTGGATGGAGTGGGCGACCAACCAACACGTACACGCAGACGTTGTGGGTTATTGCACGTTCGCCAAGCAAGATTTATACGATTTTGATCCTAGAGGCAGTTCTAGATCATTTGCAACTCCAAGATCATGGAGTTTCGTATCCCAACTTCTATCAGATGACCTGCCAGAAAGTACGCTCACTGACCTCGTAGCAGGTTGCGTAGGAGAAGGCCTGGCCGTTAAGTTTATGAATCATCGTAAGATTAGCGGTCAGTTACCTAACCCATCTGATATATTGAGCGGTAAGGTCCGAGACCTTAAGACAAAAGAGATATCAGCGATGTACTCTCTTACAGTTTCTTTGTGCTATGAACTACAACAGGCACACGAGAAGAAAGACAAGACTTGGAATGAACAAGCGGACAGGTTCTTCAACTACATGATGGACAACTTTGAGACAGAGTTGGTTGTTATGGGTGCGAAGATTGCCTTAACAAATTACAAACTTCCGTTCGATCCTAGCAAGTTGAAATCATTTGATAGGTTCCATAAGAAGTTTGGCAAGTACGTCATAACTGCTATGGAGTCTAAATAGTGTCAGATCAAAGAATCATAGATAAACTGGTTACGGCAAGGATTGCCTTGCTATTGAAACATCCGTTCTTTGGCAACCTTGCAACTAGATTGAAACTTGTTAATGCGGACGACTGGTGTCCGACAGCAGGTACAGATGGTAGACACTTCTATTACAACACTAAATTCATAGATTCACTTACACCCAAAGAAGCAGAGTTCTTGTTTGGTCATGAGGTGTTGCACAATGTATTTGAACACATGCTGGTGAGGATTGGTGACAGAGATCCACAACTTTGGAACATCGCGGCGGACTATGCCGTTAACCAGATATTGAAAGATTCAAACATTGGTGAGATGCCCAAAGGCAAGAAAGGTGAGAACAAAGGCTTCCAGGACGACAAGTACAAGGACTGGGCATCAGAGAGAATATATGATGACATCTACAAGCAGGCCAAGAAGAACGGCAAGAAGATGTTGGAAAAACTAGGCGAGCTGATGGACGATCACCAGGAGTGGGGCAAAGGTGATGGTGCAGGCAAGGATGGCAAGGATGGCAAGAAGGGTGGCAAAGGTAAACCTGTGTACACCAAAGAAGAACTTAAGAAGATCAGAGACGAAGTGAAAGAAGCAATGGTGAGTGCGGCACAGAGCACAGGTGCAAGTAATCTTCCAGGTGCTTTACAAAGGCTTGTGAAGGATCTTACAGAGCCTAAGATGGACTGGAGAGAAATATTACAACAACAGATAATGAGCACGTTAAAGTCAGACTACACTTGGATGAGACCTAGTAGAAAGTCATGGCATACATCTGCTATACTGCCAGGTCAAAACAATGACGAGATGATTGATATATGCTTGGCCCTTGATGCCAGTGGTAGTATCAGCAACGATCAGTGTAAAGAATTTCTTACTGAGGTTAAGAACATAATGGACCAATACAAAGACTTTAGAATACATTTATGGTCATTTGATACTGCGGTATTCAATCCAAAAGTATTCACACCAGACAATGCAGACGAACTATTAGATTATGAACTAGGTTCAGGTGGTGGTACGGAGTTTGAATGTAATTGGGATTATATGAAGGAAGAAGGCATAGAGCCCAAGAAGTTCGTGATGTTCACAGATGGGTGGCCTTTCGAAACATGGGGCGACGAGCACTACTGTGACACTATATTCTTAATCAACAATCCATATGAGAGGGACATTGAAGCACCATGGGGAATGACGGTACAGTACAATGATTAGGTTGCTCTGGGAGACTTTCAAGGACTGGTTCTTCAATGAGGTGTCAATATCCATAATGAGTTTTGGATTGTTATTGATAGCACTATGGAGTTATTTGACATGACTACTGCTATATTGAGAGCGTCGTTGATAATGATCATGATACTGTTAATAATGAATTGGATGTTGTAATGATGTTATTTCCGAACACAAACCCATACTCAGGTAAGATGAATAAAATAAAATGCCTAAGGAATTGGATGATTGATACCGCAACGGTTCTATTCGATGACAATCACAATGACCTACGTGCATTACCAAAGACAGTGAGACTGCAGATGCTTGTGGTGTTAAGTTTTGTTTGGAGCACTGTTTTTACTGTATATTTCTTCTCAATAGCAACAATGCTTTGGGGTTGGGTAGGACTCGTGGTTGGACACTTGGGTGTGATATTCGCCATGTACTACACATTCAAACAGTTTCATAGAAAACCGTACACTATGAAAGCAGACAAACAAGAACCACCAATGTACGACGATGTATGGGGAGCATAGATGCAGAATAAATTTATAGATCCAAAAAACAAACACACAGTAGGAACAAGTTGGCTGAATCTTGGCAATCATGTTTTGATTGCTGGCTTCATTGCTTGTATCTTATTTGTAATATATGCGAGTTACTGATGAGTAAATGGATAGTGGGTATAATGATACTTGTGGTGATCGCAATGTTCTGGAAAGGTGTAGAAGTGCTTGGACCAAGCAACACCAATAGAGACGTACTGTATGAAGGCCCAAAGAAAACAGTAAAAGAAAGATGGGACGCGGCATATGAATGGATGAAGGAGAAGCGTGAAAATCAATCCAAATAATTTCTTCAAGAGAGAACTAGACATATTACCGCCACACTTTGTTAACACCGTCGTAAAGGCACATGAGTCCGACGTGGAAAAAATGCGTAAATGGATATATGAAAACTGCACGGGCAGATATTCAATTACCAAAGATGTAATTTACCAAGGCGACACTTCGAGATCGATCACTGTACTTGGTTTCGAGAATCCGGGAGACCTTACCTTGTTCGCATTGAGTGGTATTGCCCAAATTAATCAAAACTAACCGTTGCACTCCATAACTAATTTTAGTATAATATACGTATATTAATACCAATTGCAATTAGGAGAAAAAACAAATGGCAAAAGAAGAAACAAAAAAAACGGAAACTGTTGAAGCACCAGCGACGGCGACGGCCCAGGCTACTGCTCCAGCACAACCACAACCAGACCCAATGGCATTATCGATTGGAGACTTGAAAGGTCTAGCATCAGTGATTGATGTGGCATCTACAAGAGGTGCTTTCAAAGCCAACGAATTGGCTGGCGTAGGAATACTCTATAACAAACTACAGGCGTTCTTGGCCAAAATGGCACCAGAACAACAGCCTGCAGGCACAGTAGGAGCAGGAGCACCAACAACGGTGGCACCAGCGACTGCGGAAGGAAAATAATGGCAACACTAATGAACGTGAACGACCAGGCCATGCCAATGGGTGCAGACTCAGGAGCAGGTGAAGGTCAGACAGGTCCAAAGAGACACTTCAAACACATTGGAGAACTTGTGGACGGTAAAGCGAAAGTTGTGATAATGTACAGAACAGTACCAGACGAACCAAACAACTGTCTAGTGGTCGGGACCAAGTTTCTACCTGACTTGTATCACAATGCATTAATGAAGGCTGTGGAATCAGAAGGTGGACAATCTGCTGATGAGTTCGCGGACTTCGCCAGCAGACAGACGTTCCCAGATGGGACCAACATGTTGGCCATGA